AAATGTTAAGTCCGGGAAATAATAATAATCTAACATATGCCTCCACAGATAGTGCTTTTCAATATTTAAATTATATTTCTAGTTTGGCTGTAGGACCAGAAACATCAAACGGAACACGAGAACCAAGATATTTGTTTTGGTCGGAGTTTGGTGACTATATCAATTTTAAATATTTTTATGAAAAGAAAAATGATGATACTCAAACATTCAACAAATATAAGAATTACAATTATAGATACAGTGTTTATGATTCAGACGTTCCATCGCAAACATCAACCAATGGTAATGTCTATAAGAAAATCTATAATTTAAGAACAGATCCGACAAATCAATGGGTATCTAAAAACTATTTCTATGTTAGAAAAACACCAAAATTTTTAGATAGTGTGCCATCATATCTTACCACCAATCAACAAAAACAAGATTATACAACAAAAGCTCTGACATATCATTTTCAAGATGATGGAGAAAAATATAATATTGAAGTAATAGCATCTAGTGGTGCTATAAATGGTGTTACTTCTGGTGCGGAGGAAATGATTTGTGAGAAGAACTGGGGCTGGATCTCAGATGATAACACAACAAATGATAATGCTCCACCCACATATGGATCTGGAGAATTTGGTTTTGCAAAATCTTATTCTCAAATAAATTATATGGGAAATAGTGGTTATTTTTCACATTCAGATAATATCGATATGTGGAAAAATCTATTTGATGCTACTGAAATTCATCCAAATTATCCAAACCCAACTAATGCGTCAACAGCAGTAAATGATTTTTTATATAATGTAATTCAAACAAACTTGACAAATTTGTATAAAGGAAATACTTACGTTCCTGAAAATTTGGAAATAAGACGACAAATAGAAAGAGAAAACTTTGTATTGTATTCTTTATGCTGTATGGGTGATGGTGAAGAATCATTCTTTGCTAGTTTGATTCGATATGAACCAGATCCATTTACTTCCATACCATTGATTGGAGGGGACGGTCTTAAGTGGCGGTATAAGTGGGAAGGATTAAAATTTACAAATGGTGCTGGTAGTACTTATTGGACAGCAATGGAATTGTGGGAATCTGATTCAACAAATATGGCAACTGGCACAGGTCCAAATGATTCGTGGGCAATAAATTTAAATGAACGAACTGCAGGTTTAGGAAGTCCAGCATATTATCCACCTGGATGGGTCAGTACTGGTCTTGGTTCGGGATTCAAATATCGACCTATTGGATGTTATACTACAATTCCAAATACGGCTGGCGATACGATTGCACATATTGTAAAGATGTATAAAACTACCGCAGAAAGACTTGCTGTTGAAGGGGGTATAGCTGTACCACCCGAATTAAAAGGAAAAATGTTGTATTATTTTAGTGCTGAAAACGTAGTAGATGGGAGCTGCTAATGCCAAAACGTGGAAAAACTGTAACTCTTGGAACAAATGTTTTAAATGTACCAATTGGAAATTTTGGTTCTAGGAGCGAATATGTATGTGCAAATGCTCAAATAGTGCAAGGTGTTACATCAACTCCAAACTCATTGGAAGAATGTTTTTCTAAATTCCCTGGTATATTAGCTATTGCTACTGCTGTAGGTATTACTAGTTCTACTTCATTGTGGTCATTTCCTGGTGTCACTTATGGTACAGAAGGTCTTACATATCCATTAGATATATACCTTGGCACCGCTTCAAATGAATGCAAAGAAATAAGTAATAATACTAGATTAGGAAAAGACTTTTTTGGTTGTCTTTGGGGAGTACCTGAAGCTCCATATAACTGTAGTTGCCCTGATCTTGGACCTAAGTTTGAAGCATATTTAAAACTTAGATTAAATGTTGCTACTTTTTGGAATACTCCAAAAGCTACTCCCGTTAAAAGAAAAGAGTTTTTGGATGCTTTAAAGTATGCCAGAAAACTAACAATTAATATTGCTGGTGACTATTCAATAAAAGTTGGTAACTTTGTAGAAATTTTAGCAAACAATATAAGTGGTTATCCATATTTTTCAGGTGGATCAGTAATAAATGGTATTTATTGGGTGCTTGGTGTAAAACATGTTTTTACTAATTCCGGTACACATGAAACCATTTTAACTCTATCTGATATATTACCATCAACTTCTGCACCAATAAATTCTAGTGGTGGGAATAATCAAAATACAGTACCCCCTTGGAATATCGATTTAGATATTCCAAATAATCCTGGTAACTTCAATGATCCATTCTTTCCAACAAATATTGGTGACCAGATCTGGTCATAATGTATAAATAAATTAGAATGAAAACCAAAGATTTTTCAATATTATTAGAAAAAGTAACAACTGCAAATTCCAAAAAAGATTTGGCATTTGTAAGTGGTACTAATTCTATAGTTCAACAAATTGAAAATGTATTGAGAACAAATAAAGGTGAAAATGTTTCAAACATGAGTTTTGGAGCAAATATTAAAGATTATACCTATGACGTTGCCGTCAATAGACAAATTATTACAAGTACTTTGAGGTCAGTAATCAAATCCTCAATAAGAAAAATATTTGATGTATCGGTTACTGTGAATTATTATTCAGATACAGCAATAATCTTTGATATTCAATTTTCTACAGAAATATCTTTGACTAGTCAAAATAAATCATCCTGCCAGATAGAGATACCATTATCATGACATACAATTTAAAAACTTTAAATGTAGCCTCTTTGGATTTTGAAGATATTAAAAATTCATTGATTTCTTTTTTAGAAATACAACCCGGTTTGACCGACATTGATTTTAGAAACCAAGCTAGCACTGCTAATCTTTTAATTAATATTCTATCAACTGCCACAGCATATAATGGTGTATATTCACAATTTGGATTTACCGAATCATTTTTATCAACAGCAACATTATTAGAATCTGTAATATCAATTGCTTCAAATCATTCAATTGTTGTTCCGCTTGTAAAATCTGCAACCGTAAAGGTTTCTACTCGTGCATATGTTCAAGATTATCAATCTTATGCAGCTACGGCAACAGATGGAAGTAATGTAAATTTCTTTGTTATAAATGGAACACCTGGGGGTTTGACAAATGCACAGGAATTATATCTATATGCTGGATCAAATGTGCAAACATTTAGCAATTATGACTTTACAAGTCAGTCAATACTTTTACCATATAACATTGACCCCGATACTATTTCTTTTTACGTTATTCCAGATTCTTTAAATAAAGCTGAAAAAGTAAAATGGACACGAGTCAGTAAAGGTAATATGACTACCAATGCGGACAACAATTATTTTACTGTTACAAATTCTGCTAATGGTTATCTAGTTACTAATAATTTTGCAAATGCAAATACCGTTCCTACTTCTAAGTCCGTTATAGTTCGTGCAGTTACTGCAAATGGAACAAGTGGAAATAACGCTGTATTCGCTGACCCAAATAATGATTTTGATCTTATTGGCACTCCCGGTGGTGGTTATAATACGATATCGCTCGATACTGCCAAAGCAAAACTACTTTTTGAATTAAACTATGACCGATGTGTAACTCTCAAAGATTTTACTAATGCTATAGTTGGTTCTGGCATCTCTGGAACATCTGATTCAGATATGGTATATGTAAGAAATGGTGACATTCCCGGATCTGTTAATGTTTATGTAACTGATCTTTCTACTGGAGGCCAAGCAGCTCTAATGGAATATCTAGAAGCCAAAGTCATAGCTGGAATTCAGGTGGTATACGGACTATGATTCCTCTGTTCTTTAACAGATTACCCGTAAGTATTGCTCAAAAAGTTGAATTGCTTTTTGAAAAAGCATTAAAGCAATATGGTTCAGAATTATATAATGTTGGAAAAGACAAATTTATTGGTGATAATCTAACAGTTGAATCATTGTTTCCAGAGTGGATAATTCAGGAATATCAAAGCAATACTTCTAATGTGACAATTGTTCCTATTGTTAAACAATATCTTCGTTGGCTGTACAGCATGAAATATGGCTATGGTGCATATATTCCATGGGAAGTATTGAGAAGTCCAGTATTCATGCCAACTGAATTGCTACAGGGATTGGCTGAATTATATTTTCCCGGAGAAGATTTCTCATCTGATGAATTATCAGACATTCTTCCAAATATTCCAAAATTTTCAATACAAGTGGATTATCAATACTTCGGAAAAAAAGGAACTCCTGATGGCATTCGTTATGTGTTGACAACTCTAATGGGTTATAGTTATTCAACTACTAAAGTTATCAGTTTTAGCAATACAGTAATAAAAATTATTGCAAATGTTTCAAGTAATCATAAAGCTTTCTTAGAAAGAAGTGTCGTGCCTGCAGGAATGGTAGTTATATATGAGGCTCCATAATGTTATCAAAAATTGTTCTGTTTGCACTATCTGTTGCATCGCGTGGATTAAAAAATCATAAAACTGATTTACCAACTAAACAACTCAGGTATATATCTTGTTACGGTAATGGTATTATACCTCCTTGTAAATTTTTAAATAAAAGCAAAGACTCAGAACATTATTATTGTGGAAAATGTGGCTGCGGAGATCATAAACATACTTGGTTGGTACGAGAAGCTGGTGAGTATTCTAAATTAGATTATCCAGTAATAAGTTGTCCATTAAAGATGCCGGGATTCAGTAATTATGATCCAAATTTTTATGATAAAGAAGATGGCCAACGAAAACGTGATATTGAAAATTTAAATCCTGCATCCGTGGAGTTGATACAAATAACAGTAAATCACAGTGAAGAAAATGAACGACTATTTGAAAAACTGAATAACATTATGAAAAATTCATAAATATTTTCATGGCCATTACAACCCGTCAAAACTTTATAGATTATTGCTTTAGATCTCTGGGTGCACCTGTAGTGCAAGTAAATATTGATTCCAAACAAGCTGAAGATAGACTTGATGAAGCTCTTGAATATATGTATGAAAGACATTTTGATTTTAATCAACGTGCTTTATTTTCATATAAAATAACGGAAGCAGATAGAGTTAATAGATATTTTGATACAACTCAATTTGGGCCAGCTCTTGGTGCGCAGATTAAAACGGATGAAGATGGCAATACTGGTTACTGGCCTTTAGCAACAGATATTCGTACTATTACAAAGGTATATGCACCAAGTGATATTGTTGGTGATTATATGTTTGATTTGCGATATCAAATGACATTGTTTGATTTCTTTGGATTGTACTTCAACCAGTCAGGCGCCCCTCAGGGACCAATGGCTGCATACATGGAAGGTATGAGTTATATTAAATTGGTTAATGATGTATTTAACTACCCAACATCTTTTACATATACGAGAACAACTGACAGACTATTTTTAGATACAGAGCATAGCAAACTTCCTGCTGGAGCATATTTAATGGTAGAAGCATATGTTCAAATTGACACGAGCCAATATAATAAAGTTTGGAATGATAGAGTTTTCAAAAGATATTATACTGCATTATTGAAAAAACAATGGGCTCAAAATCTATTAAAATTTACTGGTGTTCCTTTACCCGGTGGTGCTCAATTAAATGCCCCAGCACTGATGACTGAAGCATTAACTGAATTAAATACCATAGAACAACAACTAGTAAAAACACAAGAATTGCCACCTGATCCACTTATAGGTTAAAATGACCACAAATCCTTATATAATAAACTATAGTAATAAAGGTGAGCAAGATCTTGCTGAGGGTATTACTATAGAAATAATACAGGCAATGGGACAGGATTGTATATATGTTCCAAGAGAATATTTTTCAATAGATAAAGTTTTTGGTGAGGATCCTGGATCATCATTTACGAAATCTTATACACTAGAAATGTATTTGATGAATTATAAAGGATTTGATGGAACTGATATAATAACTCAATTTGGTCTTGAGATTAAAGATAAAGTTACTTTATTATTTGCAAGAAAAAGATTTTTTCAAGAAGTAACTAATAGACAAAATTCAATTACTAGACCCAGAGAGGGAGATTTAATTTATTTTCCTCTTTCAAAATCTTTATTTGAAATAAACTTTGTAGAGCATGAAAATCCATTATATCCATTTGGCAAACTTTATTCTTATATGATAACAGCAGAATTGTTTACCTATAGTTATGAAAAGGTTAAAACAAATAATGCTACAATTGATTCTATAGTTTCACAGACTCGTGGTTTCTCTGGATCACAAATCATACCACTCAATATAAATATCGGTACAACTGCTGGTATAAATGATACTCTGCAGACAGAAGCCAACGGATATACGTTTGATCCTCAGAATCCTTTTGCAGCAGAAGAAAGTCCTTAAGGTAATAAATGTTTGGATATTTTTACAACCAAAGTCTTAGAAAATTGGTGATAGGATTTGGTACCCTATTTAACAATATATCTGTTGACCATGTTAATCCTGATGGTGGTAACGATCTTAACATTCGTGTACCCATTACTTATGCTTCTCAAGAAAAATTTATAATAAGGTTTTTAGAACCATCATCAATTAATGATGGTTTAAGAATTGAAAACCAGCTTCCGCGTATGAGTTATGTTATGACAAGCATACAAGCGGATCCAGGCCGAAGACGCAATGTAAATACACCTTCACTTTCACGGTCAACAGCAAATTGTGCCGAAAATCCACTGGTTATAACCGAAGAAATTCCAGTAAATATAGGATTTACTTTGTTTATTTATTCAAGACATATTGATGATACATTGCAAATTGTTGAACAAATAATGCCGTATTTTAATCCACAGCACGTGATAACAATGGATTTAAATCCTGCAAAACCGGGTATCAATATACCCATAACGCTGGTTTCCAATAGCATCAGTGAAAGGTATGATGGCGATCTTTCTACTCGTCGTATTAATATTTCTTCATTTACTTTTGTAGCAAAAAGTTATATATTTGGAAAGGTGCAAAATGGAACTGTTATCAATTCAGTTTCTGTTTCCGGCCTAACAGCTGGAATTGCATTTGGATTTGACTCATGAATAAACAATTAGCTAAATTTTTTAATGTTCCTGATCAACCAGACTCTAAAACAAAAGAAATTTTGGGCGGTACGTACGATGCAAATAATTTTCAAAAAGATTATACACTTGTACAATCAAATCTAAAAGATTTGATTGGTAGCGGAAATGTTGCTTTGGAGGCTGCATTGAAAGTTGCTACTGAATCCGATGCACCCAGAGCATTTGAAGTGGTTGCTATTCTTTTAAAGACAATGGCCGATTTAAACAACAATGTATTAGATGTACATAAAAAAGCTAAAGAAACTACAAATAGTAAGACTGAAATAAAG